GGAGATCGACGGCTACCAATCCATTGAGCGGATTGACAATGGCGTATCTCTCGGCATTCACAAGAGCAGGTACAAACTGGTGCCGTACTCCGACATCGTCGAGTCAACACTGGATGCAGTCAAAGCATCCAATGTCTCGAAGGACTACAGCCTCAAGACAATGGTGACAGACGGCGGCGCAAAGTTGCGGGGTGAGATTCTGTTTAATGATCTCGTCACTGAACCTGCGGTCGGAGACTATGTAAAATTCCGGATCAGTTTCTTCTCCAGCTATGACGGATCGTGGGCCTTTGAGTTGAGCGCCGATGCTCTCAGACTCTGGTGTACAAACGGATGCGCCACGGCACACGCGGCAGCGCGAACAAAGATGCGGCACATGTCCAGCCTTAGCATTGAGGCAGCCACTTCGAAGATCAACCTTGCGCTGGACAACTTTATGAACCAGCCAGAGCTATGGAACAGGTGGCGGAAGGAAGCGATTGATACCAAGACTGCTGAGAAATTCCTCGGCAATACCATAGCAAAGCTTCCGTCGCACATCACATCAAAGTCCAAAGTCAACGAGACTCAACTAGAAAAGCTAATGGTTCAGTGGGGCCGCGAACACCGGGAGCTTGGACAGAACAAGTGGGCTCTCTACAACACCATGACTTACTGGTCCTCGCACACCGAAGGGTATTCCAACCCCGAGGTCACGCGCCGCAACCGCGAGCTTGACGTAATCAACGCAATCAAATCCAAAGATTGGGAGGAACTATGACACCCGAATGGATCGCAGATAACCTGTCCGAATTTCTTGGCTGGCCATCCGACGTACTGGAATTGGCAGACCGGATAGAAAAAATCTCACCCGGATTCGACAAGGAAAAGTTTGTACTAAGGGCCATAAACAAATGGGAAGAAGTACATCCGATTGACATCCACGAAGAGGGCTGCGAAGATGCAGCATGGATAGTTATCTGACGCAACTCAAACAAAAGGCAGAGGCATTCAATGTGCCTCTGCTAAAAGCCTTCAAGCATGCAGACATTCCGACTTCAACCTACTACAGGAACATCAATGAGGTTGTTGAAATGTCTCACAGAACTGCGGTCAAGGTAAGCATGGCAATAGATTACCTCGCCCTCAAGGAGCGCACGAGAGAGATGGCGCTGCTGGTGCGTAACCGCCGAACAGCAAGGAAGCTTGCTGACGAATGAAAACGAAAAAAAAATGGAAGCACACGTCAGCAGAGTGTGACGCATGTCTATCCAACAGTGAACTATTCGTCTGCATTCTCAAGCAAAGCGGCAAAGGACATTGGGTCATCTGTATAGATTGCTACTACGAGGATTCATGGCAAACAAAAATAAGAACAAAGGAACCTATCACGAAAAGAAAGTCACAAGCTGGCTTCAAGAAATTGGGATCAAGGCAAAGCGCCAGCCACTCTCGGGCAGCTTGGGAGGAGAGTATACTGGGGACATCAAGCTCGAACTCTTCGGAATGGAGTTGATCGGTGAAGTCAAGTACCGGGACAAGAGCAACTTCCCTTCACCGTTCTCAGTCCTTGAAGGAAGGGACATAGCTTTCTTCAAAAGAAAGCAAGGAGAACCGAAGATCGTTGTCGTAATGGACAGCGCAACATTCCAAAAACTAACGGAGAACAACAATGGAAGTAAGCCTTCTAAATAAATTCAATGAGTGGGATCAAAAGAATCCCGAAGTGTACGACCTGTTCATAAAGTTCACACTCCAAGCAATGAGAGCAGGGCACAAGCATCTGTCTGCTTGGATGATTGTGAACAGGATCAGATGGGAAACATCTATCGTAACAAAAGGCGACGACTTCAAGATCAGCAATGATTTCATTGCACTGTACGCCAGAAAGTTTATGGCCGAACACCCTGAACACAAAGGATTCTTTCGCCTAAGACCAATGAAGAGGGCGTAATGTCCTTTCAACATATGGCTTGGGCCATGAGGGTAAAGGTTAATGACCCCTTGGCGAAGCTCGTTCTTGCCGTTCTTGCAGACCGAGCAGACAAAGACACAGGGCAATGCTGGCCAAGCCTTGCCCGAATCTCTGAAGACACAGAGATGAGCCCGAGAACTGTGATGAGAAAGCTGGCCTATCTGGAAGACAGCGGGCTTATCACAAGAACCCAACGCGACAAGCAGTCTACGCTCTACACCATAGGCCACACTGACCTAGGGGGTACGGCCACAGTGACCCATGGGTTAGGTCACAGTGACCTAGGGGGTAGGGTCACAGTGACCCACGAACCTATAAGTAAGAACCTACCAGAGAACATAGATACTATTACTAACTCTCTGTTCGAAGATTTCTGGGCGCTCTACCCGAAGCGTGTTGGCAAAGGCCAAGCCAGAAAAGCATTCGCCTCTGCAATCAAGAAGGCTACGTGGGAAGAGCTGAGAGCGGGGCTACAGGCTTATGTCGATAGTCAGGTAGGGGTGGACCCCAAGTTCATAAGACACCCCTCTACGTGGCTCTCAGGCGAGGGCTGGCTTGACGAGATAACAACATCAGGATGGGGAGACTTGAATGAACTATGAACAACGCATCGCAATCATCAAGGACTGGTTCAAGTCTGACATTGCAACGCGCTTCACTGTGCCGTCTGGAGTGGACCCAAAGGTGATGGCATCTGACTGCATAGAAATACTGAACAGCTGCATCCCGCCAGTAAAAGACATCGAAAGATTGAAGTACATCCTGACGGAAACGCAGAAGCTCTTGGTCAGGACATCGCGAACACGAACCATCCCAATTGCGAAAGACTTCTCAACAGCAGCGACCGAAGTAATCAAGCGGCTGGAACCAGACCAAGTCAATACTTCTCTGCACAAGCTAGACCCACTAGCAATCGCAGCGAAAAGAATCAAAGCACGAGAACCAGTGGGTGAATCTTATCTGAAAGGAGAACTTCTCAAAGTATTGCTTGGAACAAAACTTGTATCCGAGCTTGACATCGCTGCGTATAAGCAGCACAATGAAGAAAAAAACCAACCATTCTAAGGAGAACACCATGGAAAGAGTCGGCTTCATAGGTGGAAGCGACTGCGTAAAGATCATGCAGGGAAACTGGTATGATCTATGGCAAGTAAAGACAGAGCGCCAGCCACCAGAAGACTTGAGCGACAACATTGCCGTTCAGCTTGGAATCCATACAGAAGGTTTCAACGTCAACTGGTTTGAGGAACATACCGGAATAGAAGTAACTGACAGACAACTGGTCCTGCAAAAAACAATCGACGGGGTTCCAGCCAAAGGCGCAATCGACGGGAAGTGCGAGGGAAAAAGAATATTCGAAGCCAAGCACACCAACGCATACAACAACATGGAGAAGATAATCTCCTACTACATGCCGCAGATACAGCTTTACTGTCACCTCGCAAACGCAGAAGGCGCATACCTTTCCGCCATCTTTGGCAACAGCGCATGGGAGACATCACTTGTCCAGTACGACGAAAGCTATTTCAATTCTATGTGGACGGTGGTGTCAGATTTCTGGAACTACGTTGCTCTCGACAGGGAGCCACCTCTATCTGTTGAAATCGAGCAGCCTTCAATCGACGCGATACCGGTGGACGAAATGGTGCGAAGAGATGCCTCAAAGGACAACGCATTCATCGACGCGGCAAACACTTACATCGAACACGAAGCTTACTCTCGTGTATTCGAGGGAGCAAAGAAAGACCTGAAAGCAATGGTCGCCCCGAATGAACGGGAAGTATATTGCGACATCTTGAGCATCAAACGCGACAAGCGTGGGGCGCTCAGGATAAACACAAAGGGAGAATGACATGGCAAGTGCAATCGAAGACTTGATTAATGCGCAGAAGCAAACTGCTCCGCTAATCAAGAACGCAATCAACCCTCACTTCCGCAGCAAGTATGCGGACCTCGGCGCAGTTCTTGAAGCGTCTCTGGATGCCTTCCACTCAAACAACTTTGCCGTGACTCAATACAACAACTCGGATGAATACGGACAGTATGTCGCCACAAGACTGGCGCATACAAGCGGAGAAGTCTTTGAGTCAAAGGTGTACTTGGTGCTGTCAAAGAATGACATGCAGGGACTCGGCAGCGCGATCACATATGCGCGTAGGTACGGGCTTCTGGGCATGGCAGGACTGGCAGCAGAAGACGACGACGGCAACGAAGCCGTGAAGCAGCGTGGCCAACACATCGCAAGAACACAATCACACGAAGAGTTCTGAAAGGAGAACCAATGGACTACGACGACACAAACAAAGGGGCTGCGTTCAAGCCCTTCGACAAACAGAAACTTATTCTCAGCGGGAAGCTGAACGATAACGGAGAGGATCACGACATCGTTCTGGTATCAAACGAATCCCGCAACGGAGAAAAGTTGATCGGCATCTATACCCGAGTAGGTACGCTGTTCACAAACGACAAGAAGGGGAACGAATCTGCGCCAGACTACACCGGCCCATTGGGCGAACGGCGCATCGCCGGTTGGAAAAAGACAAGCGAAGGTGGAGCCCCGTTCTTGTCACTGTCAGTAAGCGACAAGTTCCGCAACGAACAGATTGACGACGACATCCCACCGTTCTAAAAGGGGGGTGTTCTCCCGTGCTCGGTTGGCACGATCAAACTAGGGCGGGTCGCTTGATCCGCCCGCCTTTCTCAAGAAGGAGAACGAAATGATTGAGAAAAACATCCCGATACCAACACCACTTTCCAGATCAAAGTATCCACTTGCCATCATGGAAGTCGGAGACAGCATCCGCGTTGAGTGTTCCGAATACAAGAAGCTGTCTGCCGCGTTGTACAACTGCAAGAAAGTAACCGGCAAGAACTTCATGATAAGAACACAGTACACCAAGAATGGAGAGAAGGATCATCTCCGGGCGTGGAGGACAGCATGACATTGCTCATGGATAAAATGGACAGAGCCTCGGAGCTTGTGCACGAGCGGGCGAAAGTCTACGGCCATCCGGCAAAAGCCTTTGAGAGATTGTCTTACATGACGCAACCACTCAAGGAATGCCAAGACCCGGAGCTACGACACGCAATGTACATGATCTGCGTGAAGATGAGCCGGATCATAGAGACGCCAACGGACCATGATTCATGGCTGGATATTGTTGGCTATGCAAGAATCGCAGCAATGATAATAGATAGGAAGCAGACTTGAGCAATGAAGCTTCCATCAATGAAAAGAAAATTCGAAACCAAATTCGGAAATGTCTCAGACGTATTCAAAAATACGGAAACAGACTTCATGTACTTCGTCTTTCTTGAGGCGGAAAAGTACGAAACAATTTCCGAATGGCTAAGGGAGATAGCCATTGAAAGCTACTACAGAAACTTCACTAATCCTCTCGGACGAGGAAGAAAAAGCAATAATGAAAATGGCTGAAGAGCTTGCGAGCGTCGAACAAGACGAGCTCTCTGTCCTCACAATCAAGGAATCAAACGTAGCGCTAGCCGCAGGAATTGCGCTGATGCTCGGCCTTGCTGCGCTAAAGGAGAACAGCGATGCATCTGCTAGATAGCATAATGAAATCACAACCAATACTTACCAATGATGAGATCAAGGGATTGCGCAGTCTGGCGACAGCGCTGCCAGCAGCGGACAACGGAGGCACCTTGGACATCGGCGATCAAGGCTTCGCGACCGCACTGGCAATCGTGATCCTTGCTGGTCTAGAGGCGCTGGATGCGGGGTAGACAAAACGGCAACCGTGCGCGGATAGACGTGATGCGGAACCGTGGCTTATCGGTCAGGCAGATCGCAGAGCAGCTAGGCATATCCACGAACACAGTGCATGTGCATCTTCACCATATCAGGAAACGCTCGTCAGTACCCCCAGTTCAGGCGAGTGCCAGCGGCGGCGGATACCAAGCAACGAAGCCGCCGCTGGACTAAGTCAGCCCGACCTTGCAACCTGCATCCAAGACGCTTATCAGACTCTGCCCTGTCACTACAGACCTATCGCCGCCGTCCTCTGCCAGTGCTTCTGCATGGAGTGTCCGGAGCGCGGCAGTCGCATCGCAGATTGCCTTACCGCTTCCCGCGCTTACGCAGCCACTCACGAGCAGCAGAGGGAGACAGGTCGCGAGGCGCTTCATCCATCCGCTCTCTGGTCTCACGATACTCGCGCTCATCTTTCAGTTCCTCTCTGCGCTTCTGGTCAGCTCTGCCCTTAAAGAACGCCCCGACGATAGCGAGGACGATAGCC